AAAGACGTGAAGCGAAGATCGATAATGTGGCGGCCATGATGGATGCTTACATTGCTTATAAGGCTAACAAGGAAGCCTTTGAATAAATTCAAAATGAGTAACTATTTAATACACTACGGCGTCAAAGGGATGAAGTGGGGTGTTCGGAAAGAACGCTCGGCCTCAACTGGCGGAGATAAAAAGAAGAAAGGTCTTTCCACTGGGCAAAAGGTTGCTCTCGGAGTTGCGGCAGTTGCCATAACCGGAGCAGTACTTTATAAGACTGGGAGCTTTGACAGGATGGCTTCTGCCGGTAAGCGAGTCGCTAATAGACATAAGGCCAAGAAACTTGGTTTGGAGTTAGTTCAGAATCCAGAAAAGTCATCCTCTAACTTTGACAAAGCCATGTCGAGGATGAATGACGCTTTTAATTCGGCTAAAGGACCAACTGTAAATAATTCAGTCAGTGTGGCGAGATCGAAGAATTCCTTGGAGGGTCTTTCCTTGTCGCAAAGACATGCCGCCGGAATTCAACGTGGTCCTACGGCAGGATACGCAAAAGATAGGTTTGGCGAAACGGTTTATCGTACAAGTTCTCCTAAATTGCAACGAACATCCAAACGCCTGATGACACCGATGGGGGCAGAGTTTGAGTCATCATCGAGATACCACACCAAAGCGGATAAGTTGAGTTCTGCCATTTTTAATAAAGAAGCCACAGATGTAGGTAAAGCGGCTAGCGCAAAACGTGTATTCGACGCAAAGGGTGATAAGGCATATAAAAAGTACATGTCGATGTATAACGAAACCTTATCCAAGGGCAAACTTCCTAGGCATTATTCAACTAGACGTGTACCTACACTGAAATCCACGGCATCAAGTCGCCGTGGTAAAGACGCATTTAATAAGATACAGTCAAGCATGTCTTACAGAAATTTAACTTACGCCGATCTCGAAAAGCTTGACTTATTCTAATTCGCAATAATTACAACTACTACAATGATTAAATTTGTGGAGATTGCCTATGAATTACAGAATACATTATTCTGAGGAACTTTACCATCATGGCGTAAAGGGCATGAAATGGGGAGTTCGTAAGGAATACGTGCCGAAAGGTATACGGAAAGCATCGGGCAGTACATCTCCCGAAAAGGAAAAACGCAAGGGTTTATCTAGGAATCAGAAGATTGCTCTTGGTATTGCTGCTGTTGCAGTAACTGGCGTCGTCTTGTATAAGACCGGTTCGTTTGATAAGATTGCGGAGATAGGAAAGAAAGCTGCTGATTCTCAGTTTGGCGGGAAGTCTACTATTTCTAAAGTGACTAAATTGGGCAAAGAACCTTCTGATGTTACAGCCGCTTCCGCTATGATTAAACGTATCAATAGTGGTAATCAAGGCGCTGGCGGAGAAAACAATTGTTTCCATACGTCTACGTCGTATATTCTCAATTCTGTATTTGGGAAAAGTACAACTGCAAAGCCATTTTCTGGAATCGACGAAGTTAGTGGTATGGCAACCGGACAAGCCGGCAGAGATTGGAAATTGTTTAATAGTATTTTCGATGGTATAAAAACCAAAGACTATATTGCTGACGGCGGAAGGTCTACAACACTTACGAGTGCCGTAAAAGATATCAAGAATGGTACTACAGGTGTAATTCATTTCGAAGGTCATTTTATGAATTACGAAATGAGCAAGCGTGGACGTTTAACGTTGATCGATTCTCAAGCTAAGGGTAATCAGATCCTTGAAGTTACGCCACAGATATTAAACCAGATAGGTAGCGGATACAAAGTACAGCGTATTTTAGATTTCTCCGGAGCATCGATTCGAGATGGCTCGGAGAGTGTTTTAAAGCATATTGTTAATTAAAGGAGCGAATTATGAGTTTTCAAGATGCTATAAAAGTATTACGCGAAGCAAAACCAAATAGATTGATTTGGTATGGCTTTGAGTACAAAGATTCTTATATTTTTGCTGTTGCTGCTGATATGCAGTACGTCGTTGGAGATGGTGCACTAACGTGGTATTCTGTCAATAAGCAATCGAAGGCAGTAGAGTATTTCGATTACTACGGACGATCGCTTTTCAATGGCGAATACGATATTTTAGATGCTGCTAAATCTAGGGTTGTTGTGGATATTACTCAAGAGCAGCTTGAATCATGATCCGTACATACCGACATTTATTAACTCTACCGACCTTTGAAGAAAGATTTCAGTATCTTAAGCTCGATGGAAAAGTAGGAGAAGAAACATTCGGATTCGATCGATATTTCAATCAGAAATTTTATCGGTCAAACGAATGGAAACAAATACGTAATTTTGTGATAGCTAGAGATCAAGGATGTGACCTAGCTATTTTTGATAGGCAAATTTTTGGACGAGTTTACGTTCATCATATGAATCCTATCGGGTTAGATGATATTAAGGATGCTTCGGACTATCTTTTGACTCCCGATTTTTTGGTATGTGTATCTAAGGAGACTCACGATGCTATTCATTACGGAGATGGGTCTCTCTTGACACCCACTAAATTAACGGAAAGAAGTCCAGGTGATACGAAACTTTGGTGAGAGTAATGGAATACAGAATTATTCGAGAAGATGAACTTTACCATTACGGCGTTCCTGGAATGCGTTGGGGACACCGAAAAGCTCAGACATCTTTAGCCGGTACTGGACATCGAGCACTTGCTGGCGTATATGGCATGAATCAGCGTTTTTATAACAAAACCGGGAATAGAACTGCTGCGAGTATAAATGCTCAGGCTCGAAATCAGCAGCTTAAGAAAGCTCAGGCGGCTGATATAAAGAGACAGCAGAAAGTGAATTCTCCAGAATATCAGGCTCGTGTTGCTATGGCTAAAAAAGCTGCAAAAGTTGGCGCTACAGTCGGGGCGGCTACTCTGGCCGCATATGGTGGATATAAGCTCAGCACTATTAATAGGCGTAATAAACTAACTTTAAATATTCGTAATCCGTTCCCACAATTAGCCGAGTTACAGAGGTCTGGGGTCGTTGACAGTGGGCCTGCAAAACAGTTTTACAATCTTTCGAAGAGGAGAGGATAGAGATGAATTACATAATAGTGTATAAAGATGAGCTCTACCATCATGGCGTTAAAGGCATGAAGTGGGGAGTCAGAAAAGTTGATTATAATAGTTCTGGTCTGAGGTCGACTGATATATACAAACGTATTGATGATCTCGAGCGTCAGGAAAGGCAGTCGTACAAAGCAAATAGAAAGTCTTACCGTGCCGCTAAGAAATCTATGAAAGTTGATCTTAAAGCTAAAAAGCAAAGCGGTCAGATTAGTAAAAAAGACTATAAGACTTCCATGAAAAGTGGTAAGAAGGCAGCGAAGGCCATGCTCAAAGAAAACAAGGGTAAAATTCATTCGCAGTATAATGAAGCATACTATCGGAGCATTGGCGATAGCTATATTAAGAGCGCCAGAAACATGAACCTCATTGCTGATATATTAACCTCGACATCGAATGCGATGAACGGACGAGAAGATGATAGCGGCTCGACATACAGAAACGCACAACTGGATAGAGCTGAAAAGAGACGTCAGGAATTCGCTGTCGAATATACTAAAAAGCATTATAGGAGATAGCCATGCCAGACTACACATTTTCAGATAGGCTAAAACATGCCTGGAATGCTTTCACAAGCAGAGATCCGACTCCTCCGTTGCAGCCAACTGTGTACGGAGGTTTTTCTTATAGACCTGATAGACTTTATTACTACAGAGGCGGAGAGCGTTCGGTAGTTGCTTCGATTATCACTCGCATAGCTATTGATGTGGCGGCGATTGATATCAAGCACGTTAAGATGGATGAAGAGGGGCGTTATCTTCAGGACATGAAGTCCGGACTCAATAATGTCCTTACTTTAGAGGCGAATATTGACCAGACTAGTCGGAATTTTAAGCAGGACCTTGTTCAATCACTTCTTGAAGAGGGATCGATTTGTGCAGTTCCTGTCGAAACGTCCATCGACCCAAGGCATTCCGATTCTTATCAGATTAACACCATGCGAATCGGAAAAGTTGTTCAGTGGTATCCGCAGCATGTGAAAGTAGATCTTTACAACGATCAAAATGGCAAGCATCAGGAGGTAACACTTCCTAAGAAGATGGTTGCCATTATAGAGAATCCTCTCTATTCAGTAATGAATGAACCTAACTCTACTCTTCAAAGACTTATTCGCAAGCTTGCTTTGCTGGATGTTGTTGATGAGCAGAGTAGTTCAGGGAAGCTCGACCTTATTATCCAGCTTCCTTACGTAGTTAAAAGCCAGACCAGAAAGGATCAGGCCGAAGAGCGCAGGAAACAGATAGAAACACAGCTCACTGGTTCCAAGTACGGTATAGCTTATACAGATGGTACAGAACGAATAACTCAGCTTAACCGTCCTGTCGAAAACAACCTTCTTAAACAGGTTGAATACCTTACAAACATGGTCTATGGCCAGCTTGGTATTACCGATGAGGTTCTTAAAGGAACCGCCGATGAAAAGACGATGTTGAATTATTACAATCGCACCATCGAACCAATCTTATCCGCAATTTCACTTGAGTTCAAAAGGAAATTTCTCACTAAAACTGCAAGATCGCAGGGTCAGTCCATTGAATTCTACAGAGATCCGTTCCGTCTTGTTCCGGTCAATGATATGGCCGAAATCGCAGACAAGTTTACAAGGAATGAGATCATGACATCCAACGAAATCCGTCAGGTTATTGGTATGAAGCCATCAGACGATCCAAAAGCAGATGAACTGAATAATAGTAACCTGTACAGTGACCCTTCGGCAGGAATGCCAATGGAAGAAGCGCCTATGGACGAGCCATTAGAGGAGCCTATGCCAGAAGAAGAGAACCCGGGTGACATTCCAATAAGTGAGATCATGAACTAGGAGGTAAAATTCAAAATGGCAGTTAAATACGATTTTAGTGGCTGGGCTACTAAGAACGATTTACTGTGTTCAGACGGACGGACCATTCGAAGAGACGCCTTCAAGGACTGCGACGGTATGGTAGTGCCACTTGTATGGAGTCACATCCATACTGACCCGGATAATGTTCTCGGGCATGCACTTCTGAAGAACGAACCAGAAGGAGTAAGAACGTATTGTACATTCAACGATACTCCTAGGGGAAGGACCGCCAAGGCACTTGTTGAACATGGAGACATTACAAACCTTTCTATCTATGCTAATAAGCTTAAACAGAAGGGTGGCGATGTACTCCACGGCGTTATCAGAGAAGTAAGTCTTGTTCTCTCGGGAGCAAATCCTGGAGCGCTTATAGATTATCCGTCACTTGAACATAGTGATGACGAAGAAACTGAAGCCTTCATCTATACGGATGAGGGTCTTTTTATTGCTCACTCTGAGGACTTCGATGAAGAGGAACTCGATGAGCCTGAAGAATTATCGCACGAAGATAAAGAAGAAAAGGACGAAAACATGGCAGACGAAGCAAAGAACACCAATGGTGGAGATAAGACTGTTCAGGAAGTGTTTGATAGCATGACCGAAGAGCAGAAGAATGTTTGTTATTTCATGATCGGCCAGGCTCTCGAGGATGCCGGCGTCGACGTAGATGATGAAGGAGAAGACGAAGATATGAAGCACAATGTGTTTGACAACGATTACGAAAGAGATGATGTACTGACTCATGCTGATCAGGCTGAGATCCTGAGCATGGCTAAGCAGCCTGGCATGACATTCCAGTCGGCTCTTAATACTTATGCTGCTAATAACGGATTTGACGCTGATACACTTCAGCACGATGGCGTTTCTGTTAGCGGTTTTGTACAGCCTGCTCCTGGTGTAACAGGACTCACTGTTGACGCTCTGTTCCCAGAGTACAAGGACGTAAGACCTGGTGCCCCGGAGCTTATCACAAATGACCAGGGCTGGGTAGGAACAGTTCTTGGTAAGGTTCATAAGAGCCCTATTTCCAGAATCAGAACTTCCCAGGTTGATATCCGTAACATCGATGCTCTTAGAGCAAAGGGTTACAAGAAGGGTAACGAGAAGAAGCTGACCGGAAACTTCCAGCTCGTAAGAAGAACAACTGACCCTCAGACAGTATATGTCAAGAGCCAGCTCCATAGAGATGACGTAGTTGACATCACAGATTTCGACTATGTTCAGTACCTCTACAACATCGACAGAATGAACCTGAATGAAGAGCTTGCTATGGCTATCATGGTAGGAGACAGAAGATCCGACGAGTCCGAGGACAAGATCTTCCCAGAGCATATCAGACCTATCTGGACAGACGATGAACTGTTCACACTGCACTATGATCTTGACGTTGAGGCAATGCGAGAAACCCTCCAGGGTTCTGAGACAGGAAGCTTCTTCGGCGACAATTTCGTTTACGCTGAGGCTCTGATCGAGAAGGTCCTGTATGCAAGAGAGAAGTTCAAGGGCACAGGAACTCCGGACTTCTACATGACTCCGCATATGCTGAACGTAATGCTTCTCGCAAGAGATAGAAATGGTCATAGAATCTTCAGCTCGAAGGCTGAACTCGCTTCCGCTCTTAACGTAGGTTCGATCGTTACTGCTGAACAGTTCGCAGACCTCGCTCCAAGAGTTGATGACGATAACAATAAGCACAAGCTTCTCGGTCTCTGTGTAAACCTGGCAGACTACAGCCTTGGTGCAACTAAGGGCGGTGAGATCACTCACTTCACAGACTTCGACATCGACTTCAACCTTCTGAAGTCCCTGCTGGAGACAAGATGCTCGGGAGCTCTTACAAGAGTTTATTCCGCAATCGCAATCGAAGAGCCTGTTGCTTAATTAAGGAGGTAGTGTATGTCTGTTAAAGGTGAACTCAGAAAAGTTGTTATAGCTTGTGGTAGTACTCCAACTAAGAATACCATCCCTGGTCTCATTGGAGAAATTGCCGTAGCTATTGGTGGGACTGGGAATGGAAAAACCGTAGCCGAGCAGTTACATAATATTGCACTCGCAAAAGGGTTCCCGGAGGATGGTACATGGACTGTGACATATAATGCAAACGGTGGAACTGGAAGCATTGACGCAGTCGAAGTAAATGCCGGAGATTCTATAACGCTTAATGATGGAAGTACTCTTACGGCGCCAGAAGGCAAGGAATTTGTCGGATGGGCTAAATCTTCTTCTGCTCAGTCGGCTACTGTCGCATCACCATTTACCCCGATAAAGGATGAAATACTTTATGCTGTTTGGGGCGATGTGACCTCGGTTGAAGAACCTACAGCTTAATTTCAAAATGGGAGTAATTTATGGCTAAGTTTTTTGGAGTTATTGGATTTGAAGAAACCCAGGAAACGAAGCCTGGGGTATTTGAGCCGACGATTACTAAACGAAATTATAGTGGTGATATTATCAGAAGTTCTAAGCGGAATGAATCTGGCGAAAAGATCAACGATGATATTTCGATCAGTAATCAGTTTAGTATCGTC